AGCTTACTGTAATTGTTGGCTCTTTAATAATGTTAACTGTGTCTCCGAAATTTTCAATCTCTCCTGCATAATCAGTATTAGTAATATCTTCTACTACTGATGCAGTTCTAAAGAACTTCTGGACTTTTTGGCTATAAATAATCGGTAAAAAATTACCCGATGGTAGGTTATCATAACCCGCCGATTTTGATATTGCCATGTTGTCCTCCTATAGACAGTTAAAGATTAACCATTGACAATTCTACCTTCTTTTCTAGCTAAGTCGATATCTTTTTCATGTCTTGCAAATTGTGCGGGTTTCATTTTAGCTATTTCGCTAATCTTCCACATTTTTTTGTTTGACGTATCTACCTCACGTTTATTAGTAGATGTAACAGATTTAGATGCCTCTAACGATTTAGCAGTTTTCTTTTTACCATATCCTGTATCCATTTTGTATAAGTCTATAGCTCTAGCCGCTAATTTAGCATTAGTAGTATTTTCATACAACCAACCTTGAATTGTAGAGTCTTGTTTTGCCACCCATTCATGAAATTTTTCATCTTCTCTAATTTCATTATAGTCTGGATGAGATTTAGCTAATTCAACTTCTGCCCTATCTCTTTGAACAGCCAATTGTTGACTTTCTAGTTCTTTAAGATTGCTTTCAACTTTCTTAGCTTTTTCATCTGCCTTAGTATAGGCTATGGTCTCTATAATGTCATAGACGTCTGGATATTTTGCTTTCCAAGCATCTACTTCTTCTTTTGTCTTTGGCAAGTTAATCTTGTTAGCATTTTCTTCTAATTGACGTTTTAGTTTTTCAATATCGTCTTTATGCTTATTGACAGTAGAATCATAATGTCGTTTAAGGTCGTCATAACGTTTCTTAAACACTTTCTCTTCAGCGTTGACAGGGCGTTCTTCCTTTGGAGTGGCTTCTTCTTCTGAAGAAGTGTCCTGTGAAACGGTAGCTGTGTCCTCTGCTTCTTCCTTAGTAACTTTACGTTTATAAGGAACAGGCTCGAGAAAAGCCTCTGGTTGAGATTCTTGAGTTTCTTCTTGAACCTCTTCTTTTTTATTTTCTTCCATTTTATCCTCCTTGATTGGTGCTGTTGGAAAACAGGTGGCCTAGAGTCGCTTTGGGGCTATGACTATGCAGTCATAGGTGGCCTATTCATTGGTGCTCCTAATCCCTCTGGTTTTGGAGCATCTGCCGCCATCTGTGGCTGATTTGCCATCGGCGATGGGGCAGAAACTTGTTGTTGACTTTGAGTCATATCCATTACAAATTGTTTCATTGATTCTTCTGGTGACTCTGATGGATATCTATCCATAATAGCTGATATTGGTATTACAACCACAGGCTCTTGAGGGCCTCTGTTCATAACTGCTGATATATCAACTCCTTTTGCTTGTAATGCTTTTTTAACATCTTCTGTTAAATGCATATCTAAAATTGCATCTTCTGCTGTTTGTGTCATAGATGCAGGGTCATTAACAGGAGGTTGTGCTCCCATTGAATTTCCCATCATTCCATTTGCCATACTTCCTCCTATATTCCTGCATCGCCTTCTGGTTTATCTGTGTCTTTATACATACTGCTGTATTGAGCTTGGGCTTGTTGATTAGATGTTCCTCCACTACCACTATAATTTACAGGCGTTCCTCCTGTGCCTGCATCTGTGCTTCTACCTCTACCTGCACCATATCTAACGCCACTTTGAGTTGCTTGTTCTACAGCAGGTTTATTTTCAGAAGGCGTAAATGTAAATCCTCCATCTCCTGTTGAAGTGTATGTATCTCCTTGTGGTGAAACATAAGCATTACCTTTTGGTAAACCAATTGGCAAAACATTAGGGTCTGGTTGTGTTTCTGTTATTTGTTTATCTAAATCGCTAGTTGTTTTTACATCTGTAGCTTTAATTGTAGCATCATCAGACACATCAACATCTCTACCTCTTAATTGTGTTGCACTAGTTGTTTCATAAAAACGTGGTAGTATTTTTGGTGTCATGCCAATTGCTTGTACAAATCCAGTTGGTAAACCTTTTGATTTCATTTCAGCATCGTATTGACCTAATTCTTTTAACCATCTATTATATTGTCGATTAATACCAAATTGTGCTACAGGTGTTAAAAATCCAATATTAAGAGCTTTAGGTGGGCCTAATAATTCTCCTTTTTCATTAACATAACCTTTTTTAACAGCATGGTCGTACATTGCTTTTCTACCACTTTCAGTAGATGCATCAAATGATATAAACTCAGCTTGAGGATTATCTTTGTTTGGGTCACCATCTGCTGTACTAGGTTGTCCTAAAAAATCTGGTGCTTGATAGTCTGGGTCTGGAACACACTGTTTTAAACTTGTATCATACTTATATCCAGGTGGGCAAGGATTAAACTCTTCTTGCTCTTCCTCACTTTCTCCATTAGTCGGTGCCGTAGGAAAACTTGGTTCTGGTGTACTAAAGCTAGATGGGTCTATAAAATCTTGTGCTTGATTAGTAAAATTCCAAGTTCCCTCTTCTGCATTATAATTTAAACCTATATTACTGCCTGGATAATATTCTGTCATTTACGTTTAATTTGCTCCTTCATCTTCATCAGTTCCTGCAGAGAAGCTATCTTCCCCTGGTTGCGGTACACCTCCAACTCCGATGTTGCCACCGCCAACGCCTGTAAGGTCTTCTGCATCCGCTCCTGTAGGAGCTCCTCCATCAGAGGCCATTGTGGACTGTTGATTATTGTTTTGATTTTGTTGATTTCCATTTGCCATCCCCATTATTTTTGCAAAGATTGCCGCTTTCTCTGGGTCGTTTATTAATTTTTCTGGTTCTATATCAAGTGACTTTGCAATCTCAGATAATATAGAATGCCATCTAACAAACGGAGCCAAATTTTGATTTGATGCAACTTGTAAGAAAGTCATTAATCTTTGTGACCTTACTTCTTTTTGCATCAATGATGTTGTACCTCTTGCCTTTATATGTAAGTCTCCTTTTATTTCTGGAGTATCTGTATTAAACTGCATGTTCCACGCAAATAATGTTTCACCTAAAGGTCGTAAAAGATAATCATCAATATTTTTTATAACTGTTTTTATACTAAGAGCCGCCGCTCCCATTAACATTGACATACCTGCCGCTGTTCTAGTTGTAGATTGTACTCCTGTTGTTCCGTGTGAGTAAGATGGAATACCTGTTGCTTCATCAGCAAGTTGTCTAAATCTATCAAACATCATTAAGTTTTCATTTGCTGTGTTAGGAAACTTAACTCCGTGTATAGCTTGACCTGGCATACCACTTTGCCTTCTAAATATTTTACCAGGAAATACTTTCATATCTTGTCCTGGTACTAACATAGTTTCATCTACATCAAATACTAAATTACCTGCTAATGCTAAATTATCAATAGCCATTCTTGCATGACCATTCATAATTGTTTGTGCATCATCCATGTTTTCTGGAATACCAATACCAAAAAATTGATATGGATTTATTTCATAAGGACAAACTAAGTATGGTAGTCTTGTAGGTGTAAATGGATTCATTACTAATCTAATTACTTCACCATTACATACCCAACAATTAACCTGGACTTCATCCATGTCATCCATGCTTTCATCCATTTCTAATCCTGCCTCTATTGCTAAGTCAGCATCTAACGTTCCCCAAAACTCTAGTATCTCATATCTATTTTTATCATACTCACTAGTGCTTTCTCTATCTTTTAAAGATGATTCATAACCACGAGCTTCATAGTTAGGCCCCATACTTAAAGCATTACGTATCGCCTCTTTTCTAAAGTAGGGTCTATTTATTAAATCTCTAACTTGAGAACGAGTATATACGTGTCTTTGAATAACATACTCTGCATCATCAATAGTTACAGCGTCTGGGTCTGGATAAAAATCCCAACAACTTACTGATTCTATTCTTGGAACAAATTTTATTTTTGGCGAATACGTATTTTCACCAGTCATTTGGTCTTTCTCCCAATTATGACTTGTTTGTTCGTATGTAAAAGGCCCTTTTATAACTCCTGTTCCAAGTAACGCCGCTTCAAATAAAGCGTGTCTCAAAACATTTACTGCACTAGATTCTTCTAACTGGTCATGAATAAGTTTTTCCATATTACCAGACGCTTCTTCTGCAGGGCTAATCTGTGGTTCTGATGCACCATCTGTAGATTCTCCTGCAATAAAATTACCGCCATTGTATTTATCTTTTAATCCACCTAAAGGATTAATTGATGTAGCACCTGGTTCTAAATCAAAACCATCACCTGGGAATCCATATGGACTATCAGATTCTTGTTGTTGATATTTAGATACGTGTGCATACTCAGCTATACTTTCTGGTATTGGTGTTGGCTCTACTCCTACTGGGAATTTACCACTAGAAAATAAAACCTCTATTAATTGACCATACGCCGCAAGAACTTTAGTCTTTGTTATTTTAACAAATACTTTTGATTTTTCACTTTCAGTAAAAGCCATATCATTACCATAGACTCCTCTGT